CAGGGTGGCGGCCCCAAATGGGCGATGGGCACGCAAGTCGGCGACGGCACTGGCAATTTCAGTCTGTATGCCTACGCGACAGGCAAACAACTGGTCAGCTTCCTCGAAAATGGTGCTGTGAACTTCACCGGCGGCGGGCCGGTCAGTCACGCGAGCATCCGCGTCGGGACGTCGTCAGCGAGCGGGTTGCCCGAACAGGATTTCCATTACTTCAATGGCACGACGCAGTGGGGCACGCTGTATCAGGACAGTGGCGGCGGCCCGACCGCAGCGTGTTGCGAGTTCTACAAGGGGGGCAGTCAGGTTGGGGCGATCAGCATCAACGCCACCAACACTTCCTTCCTCACGACGTCCGATCTGGCATTGAAGGATGTCAAAGGAGCCTACGACGCCAGCGAGGCGATCAGAATTATCCGCGCCGATCCCGTGCGAATGTGGAACTGGAAGGCGACCGGCGAGGCAGGTGTTGGTTGGGTGGCGCAATACTCGCACGCGGTCGATCCCGACCTTGCCGTACCGCCGCCCGCGATGGAAATGCCGAAGGGGTCGGAGATCGAAGTGCCCCAAATGCACTGGGGCATCGACTACGGCAGGCGCACGCCATACCTGTGGGCCGCCGTCTCAAGCCTGCTCGACCGTATCGACCAGCTTGAGGCGAAGATCGCGCAACTGGAAGCACGATGATCGATCTTGCCCTCGTCCTGATCGTGCTGCATTCGGTCGATGGGCGCGAGGTGACGATCAACCCGGAAATGGTGACCACGCTGCACGCGCCGACGGAACAGGGCAACAGGCTGCTGACCAAGGGCGTGCGCTGCCGCGTTGGCCTCGCCGACGGCAAGTTCGTCAGCGCGGTGGAAAGCTGTGACGCGGTGCGACAATTACTGGAGGGCAAATGATGTGGAAGGTATTGCTGATCGCCCTGCCGTTGGCAGGATGCATCACCGACCGCGACATCGAGGTTGGTCTGGCCGACCGCTACTCGCGCGCCGAGATCGTCGCGATGCAGGTGGAGACGCAGTGCAAGGCGCTGGCGCGCACGCTGGTACAGATCGCGCGCTGTGAGGTGAGGAGGTAGTCATGCAGAACCTTGGTTTGATCCTGCTGGTGTTCGCGTTCGTGCTGGCCTGCGTTGCCATGCGTATTCCGGCAGCAGGCCCGTGGGGTCTGCTGCCGATGGCGATAGCGTTCTGGATCGCGTCGGAGTTGATCGGCGGCCTTGGCCGGGTCACCGGCCTTCACTGACCCCGGATCGCGGCGAGTGCGGCCTTGCCGGTCAACGGCATCTTGCGCGTCTCGCCCGACTGCTTGGCCTTCATCTTGGCGATGCGGCCTTGGGCCTTCAGCCGCTTCGTCTCGGCCTGCTCTTCCCTGATCGCCTCGGCGACAGGGGAGGGCGCGGCCTGCCGCCGCAGGAAGCCCGGTATTTCGTCGGCGAACGACTGCTTCTCGCTGGGGTGCGGCGGTCGATGCACCACGCCCCGGTCGCGGTCGTGGTCAATGCGCTCGACCCGCGCGACCGGGGTTTCGGGAACCGGCGCACTGACGGGCTTGGGTTTTTCGACCGGCATCTCGTCTGACGAACCACGCGCTGGCTTCGCGCTCGCCTTGACGAGCCGCTTCTTCTGCTTCTCCAGCTTGTCGATTGCTGTCATCGCCCGCTTGAGCCGCGTTTTCCAGCGCGAGATCGAGTAGTCGATGTGTTCCAGTGTCATTGATTTCTTGGCCATGCTATAGTCCTTCATTGCTTGTAGGGGTTGGTCCCGCGCTCCCGGTCATCCGGGGCGCGGGATTTTTTTGTGTCTACTTCTTGGGTTTGATGTGCTTGATCCGAACCGGTTCCGCGCCCGGCTTCGGCCAAGAGATTGCGGCACCGCCGAGATGATCGACCACGGTGGCGTCCTCCGGGCAGGCCCAGACCACATACTCGGTGGTCTTGGTCATCTGATGCCTGCGCATGTTGACGATGGCCTGCTTCTCCGATTGCGCCCGGCCCCAACTCATCGCGTTGCCGATGGCGATGAACCACGTCAGGCGTGGATCAAGCACAGTTTCCCCTTGCGTCTCAGTCATAGTCTTTCACCTTGTCAAACAGCCCGCGCGCACACCATGTCCGCGCGTGAGGTGAAGTATAGCAAATCGACTTTTGCCAAATCGCGCACTTTGCGGTTTTTGCCGCGTGAGGTGCTGCACTGTTCGCAAAAAACGCGACGACAAAAATCTGTTGACACGGAAATTACAGGGCGAGCGCGCCGCGATCTCGCACATCACATTCGAGAAGTGCCTGCGGCACAGGCCTCAAATTATTTTGTCGCCCTCGATTTGCGCCAGTATCTCAATCATGAGGCGCTCGATATGGAAACTTCGTGCCGCCCTTACCTTCAACAATGGCACGCCCACAGACATCACTATGTTCCTGCAGCCGCGCGATCAGTTGCAGGGTCTGATTTGCTGTCAGGCCAATAAGTATCTGGCCGATCTCGGCACCGGGTCGCATGTTGAACGTCAGCAGCACCTCGCCGTTGTGGGTGAACGTGGTGACATTGGCGTGCGCCGGTTCATCGACCAGCACGATGCCGCCGGGCATCAGGGAGCCGGGGGTGCCGGTCATGGCCTCTCCTTCGGCAGTCCGAAAAATTTCTCGAACGTCAGACCCGGCTTCACCTGCAGCAGCCGCACCACGTCGGCCATCGAGGCGTCGGGCACATCGACATACACCTCGAAATGACAGCCGGGGTGCGCGGTGTCGAAGTCGCGCAGGTGCTGCAGCCACGCCTGCGCGAGGTTGTCATGGACATGGGCGACGGTGAAGATTTTGGTGGTCATCAGTAGGCGCTCCGTCGCAAATACCAGACCTCATGCCGGTCCTTGCCCTTACCGATGATCCGCATCCGGTAGCCGTGGCGAACGCACCAGTCGGTCAGTGTCTTATTGGGTTCAACGATGACCGGGACCAGCCCCGCCTTGGTGATCCCTGCGATCAGTCGGGTGAACGCGCCTGTGCCGGGTTGCTTCGCGTCGAGCAGCACCAGACGAACGCGGCGGTGATCGCGGGTGGCGATGATCTCACGCCAGTCATCATTGTTGAGCCAGCTTGCGACTTCGATGGGCGCGAAGCCATGTTCGATTTCCATCTGCCGCAGATTGGCGGCGGCGATCATCATGTTTTCGGTTTTCAGCATCATTGCGGGCTTCTCGCATTGTCGCGCGCTGCGTCGTAGGCCTCGCTGATCAACTCGACAAGAATGTGCTTCGGCACCTGACAGGCCACGGCCAGTTTTGCCAGCCTGCGGATGACGCCGCCAGCCGCAGCAACCATTGTCCAGCGCTGTTCATCACTCATGCGTTGCCTTCCTGCGCTGGCGCGTAGAGCGACACCAGATTGATGGCGTACTCGCCCGGCTCGAACTCCTCTGTCCAGCCACCGGCATTCGGCGGGAACGGCACACCGAACACCTCCGCGATTGCCTGCACCGCCTCGACCGATGGCATCATGCCCTTGCGCGAGCGGCCCTCGACGCTGATCGACAGGTGACTGCACATGCCTGCGGGTTGCTCCTCGATGGAGAAGGCGGCGCGGTACCCGCCGGGGAACATCATGTGCTGCGACGGCGGGCGCTCCAGACCGGGCGGGCGATCCTTCAGCCGCAACAGCTTGATGTCATCGAGCGTGCCCTGCCGGATCAGCGACAGCGGCACCGGGTTTGCTTTCGCGTTGGCGATCATCTCAGCCGCGCGCTCGCGCTCTGTCGCGCCAATAATCAAAATACTCATTCCAGCACCTTCGGAAACATATCCTCGCGCCACGCGCCGCCGCCGTCCTTCTCGGAGGGGATGCGCTGCGCCCACACAATCGGCATCGGGCCGGGCCTGTCAGGCAATCCAGCCGCCCGATCATAATTCCGATCCCATCGGGTGATGTTGAACCTCGCGCCGCAGCCGACACATTCGATGTTTTGCGCCGCGCCGCCACGCGGGCCGGGTCGCCAGACAAAGCCGCCGCAGTCGGGACAGCTTTCATCGGCGGGGAACACATTTTCCACGGGCACCTTGCTAATCATCCCTCGATCCTCTGTGGCATCACGCTGTAGGCGGTGAGGGGCCGGTTGGGCTTGCCGTCGTCGCGGATCGGGCGGATGCGCGACTGCGCCTTCCAGCATTCCATCGCATCGGTGAAGGTTGCGAACTTCTTTGCCTTGGCGAGATCGGGCGTCCAGCGGTCGTCGCCGAAACCGTCCTTGGCGTCGGGGTCGGACCATTCGAGGTAGTCGCCTTCCACGACGGCGTTCTGCGTGGTGGCGATCAGAAGCGCCAGCGCGGTGGCCTCATTCGCGAGCGCGCTTTTGCCGGGCGGGGCGATCTGGCGTAGCACGAACATCGGTTACCTCCTTCTCGATCTTGAGGGCGAGCGAGTTGAACACCAAGACCAGCGCCTGCGGGAAGGGGATGTTGCGCTCCTGCTCCATCATGGTCGCCGCACCCCGCATCAGGTCCATCGCCACCGTCGTCAGCACGGCGGCGCGCTCGCTGTCGCTCTCGATCAGCTGGCCGACCGACATCACCGCCTCGCGGCAGCGCGACTTCGCCAGCTTGGTTAAATCCCTGAGGACGACCGGGTCCGTCATGCTCACTCCGCTGGCAAAAGTTTCTTGGCGCGCTCGATCTGCTTGTCGAGATCGGCATCCGCGCCGTTGCCCTCGATCTCGGCGGCGCGCCGCAGGAACGGCAGGCCCTTGTCGATGGCGGCCTTGATCTCGGCGCGCGTGGCGGTGCGGCCTTCAGCCCACCATGTCACCGACGTCGGCTCGCCGAGAGCGAACAGCACGCCGCCGTTGGGGTCGCGGATCGGCTGGAAGGCCTTGGTGATCCAGATCAGGTTCGCGCCGGGGTTATGCTGGACCATGATGCCCGGCACATGCTCATCGCCAGCGAGCGCGGCGGCGGTGTTGCGCTTGGCATTGGGGCGGGCGAGGAAGGGGCAGGCCTTCACCGCATACTCGGCGCAGTCGGCGTGCGCGGGCGGCTCGCTCGACACCCGGTTGATCGAACACATCGGGCCGATCACGAAGGCCTTGAAGGTACCGAGCGGCTCGCCGCACAGCCAGCAGATTTTCCGGTTGTAGGCCTCGATGATCTTGCGCGGATCGAGGTTAACAAAATCCCACTTGCCCCGGATCATCGAGACGAACCACGGCACCGGAAAGCCGCGCTCGTTGACGGGACGGCGGATCATGCGCGGCGGCAGCGGGATGTCCCGGATGGCGGCGTTGAGCATCAGCGCTTCCTTTTTTTCTTGCCCTCCTTAGCCTCCAGCACCTCGCACACCGTGTCAATCGAGCGGCGATATTCGAGCGCCAGCGGCGGCGACAGGGCGTGCAGCCGCTCCAGCGACTGCGCCAGCTTGAAGGTGGTGTGGTTGAAGGAGGTGGAGGCCAGCGCCTTGTCGTCAGCGCCGATCAGTTCGTTGACGGTGGTGTGCAGTTCCGCCGCCAGCTGCACCGCCCGCGCCAGCGACACGCGGTTGCTGCCCTTCTCGTACTTCTGTATCTGCTGGAACGAGACGCCCACCGCCTTCGCAAGGCTGTCCTGACTGATGCCCTGCTGGGCGCGCAGGGTGCGGATGCGGACACCGAACTGCTTGTCGATGTCCTTGACGCCTCTGGTTTTGTGGATGCTCATTTCCCCTTGCCGTTCTTTTTCTTGCTGGCCTTGAGGCGTTCCGCCTCCAGTGCCTTGCGATAATCCCGAAACTCCTCGCGCGCCTTGCCCACCTCGATCTCGTAGTTCGGCACCAGATCGCGCGTCAGCGTGTAGGTGTAGCCCATCGCCGTCGCCATCTTGCGGTAGGTCAGGTGCTGGGGCCGCTTGGTTTGGCCGTCGAACATCTTATGCACGGTCTGAACCGACAGCCCGGCCAGCATCGCAAAGTCGCTCTCCTTGAGATGCTCATCGCGCCACAGGGTTTTCATGCGGTCGATTTCCGGGTCGTGGTCGATCTGACGCTGCGCACGCTTGATCCATCCCTTGATCGCAGCCATCTACTCACACTCCCGGCGCGGTGTCGGCGACGGCGGCTGCGCCGTTGACCTTGGGCTTGCTGGCGGGCTTGCCCTTGCCACGGGCGGTCAACTCGTACATGCCTTCGCCGACCTGCTTGACGACGCCGCCCTCGCGCATCTTGGTGAGGGTCGGGCCGGTGCCGCTCGTCGGGCGACCGTCGTTCTCGAACAGTCGCTTCAGCGCCGCCGACGATATCCGACCATGGGCGCGGCTCATCGCGCGGCGGGTGAACTCGGCGTTGCTGACGTCGTTCTTGCGCTTCGCCTTCTTGGCGGCCTTCGCCTTCGGCGAGGGCAGGTGCTTGACGTCGGCGCGCGAGTATTGACCGGGGGCAAGTTTCTTGAAGGTGCCGTCCTCGACCAGCGCATTGAGTGCCGGGTAGGCGGCAGTGCCGCCGCCGCGACCATCGGCCCGCAGCGCCTTCACCGCATCGCTGGCCTTGAAGGTCGGGTTTGCTTTCGACCACTCGGCGAGGAATGCCTTGGTCCCGATCTCCGGGTTGCTGCCGAAGGTGGCGGTGTTGCGGCTGTAGGCCTTGATCTCGCTGACGAGGTGCGGCGCTGAGACGTCCAGTCCCTCGATCTTGGTCAGCATCGCCATGATCGGGCCTGCGGTAAGAACCGGCATCCGGCAGACGCACTCGAAATATTCGACAGGTGGTGGCTTAGGCATTGGGTGTCCCCTTGCGTTGTTGACGCGCGCAGATTGCATCGACGGCCCGGCGATGGCAACCGGGCTTTCTGAATAGTTCCGGGTTGTGTGAGGCAAAAATACGACCACCCCGCGATGGTTAACGGGTAAATTCTTCTATTCTCGGAAACTCATCCGCCCAATTTGAGCAGGTACGGACCCAGCACCTCGAACGCCTGCGCGAGCGGCAGATCGAACTTGTCCTTGTGCGGCACGTTCAACGCGCGTCCGGGTTCGAGGTAGTAGCGGTGTTTGCAGCGAACGATCAGGCCGCTCTCGACCAGCGCCTTCAGTCGGCGATGCACGGACTGGCGTGGCATCTGGACGCATGAGGCGATCTCGGTTTCGGTCATGGCGTGACCGTCGGCGTGGCCCAGCATGACGGCGACCGCGATCAGGGTGCGGTTGGCATCCGGCTCCACGGTGGGCCGCTTGTTGTTCGGGATGGTGGCGCGGAAAGCCATCGACAGGTCGATGTAGAGGCGCGCAAGCGCAGAGCGCTCCGCCGGGAGGGCGATGGGGATCGGGAGTTTCATGGCGTCATCGGGAGCAAAATGGATTTTAGTGCAAGCCGCGATTGGGCGCTGGCGGCGTTCTGAGTTGTTGATCCAGATCAAAAGAAAAACCCCGCCGGGGTGGGCGGGGTTTTGTGACAGGCCTTCAGGCCACTTTAACCTGATGACTTGCATCCTCTCGCCATCGACCCAGCAAAATCGGGCGGTCTGATATAGACAATGACGGCACCATGGCATGGTCTATATCAGTACGAGCAAGTGCTTGTTTTCTCACGGGGTTGATGTCGCGTGCGTGGGGGAACAGGGGCAGAGCGCCTGAATAGGCTGCGTGGCGGGCGTACAGGCTGACGTCGTAGGCTTCCTTGTAGCCGGTGGGATGCACCACAACGCGCTCGATCAGATTGCCCAGCGCCATGCGGCAGGCCGGATCATCCGGGGTGTCGAGCAGCATGGTGTGCAGGGTGTCTACGTCCCTTGCCAGCGCCTTCACAGCGCTTGGCAGGAGTGGGGTGTGGGATGCTGCATCGAGCAATGCGAGACGCTGCTGCAGCCCCCGCTGCTCGACCCGCAACTCCTTGTACCTTGCCTGCACTTCCGGCGGGACGTCGTCACCCTCATCGTCCTCGATCAGGCGAACGATTTTCTTCATCCTCAGATCGACCCGGTCCAGTTCCCGCTGGGCGGCGGCCCGCTCGCCGTTAACTTCCCGGTCGAGACGCGCCAGTTCCTTCTCGCGCTCCTTTGCCCGCTCCTTGACGAAGTCGGGATCGGTCAGGTGGGCATGCATCTTCTCGGTCGCGTGCTTGGTCAGCCGGGTGAGGCTGTAACTTTTGCCATGCGAGCAACTCTTGCTCCACCAAGCGGCAGAGCAGGCGATAGAGCGATCACCAGTGCGGGTCGATCCGCAGATGATCATCTTGCCCCCGCACTGCGAGCATCGAAACAGTCCGGCGAACGGGTGCAGTCGTCGCGCGGTTGTCCCGCGATCAGTGCCTCTCTTGCCACCGTAAATGTGGGCGCGCTCCTGCCGAACCTTTTGCGCAGCATCCCACAACGCCTGATCCACGATGCGCAGGCGCGGCATGTCAACGCGGAGGATGTCATCAGGTGCTGACGGGCGCGGGACGCGGTTGCCGGTGTTCGGGTTTCTGATCTTGCGGACCTTGTTGCGCACATAGACGCCGACGTAGAGTTCGTTCTGCAAAATTTTGACGACGGTCTGGAAGGTCCATGCGCCACCCTTCGGCGCAGGGATGCCGTCGCGGGTCAGATCGGCAGCGATCTGTCGCGGCGGCTTTCGGCCAGCCATCTCACGCACGATGCGGTTGACGATCTCTGCCTCGCGTGGGTTCTTGTCCTTCTCGCCCGGCTTGCCGACGACATCCACATAGCCATACGCGGAAGGTCCGCAGATGTGCCCCTCGCGCGCCGCATCGTTGTGACCGCTGTGAACACGGAAGCTGGTTTTCTCGCTGTCGGCTTGGTTCTGGTAACTCTCGAAAGCGAGTTGAATGTCCGTGACCTCACCCTTCAGGGTGTAGACCTTCACGTTGTAGAACTTGAATTGCTCGAACAGCCAGTAACTGTCTGCACCCTTGCGCGCCAGTCGGTCGGTATGCTCGACCAGCACGACATCAACCAGCCCACGCTCGACAGCGCCAAGCAGGCCACGGGTCAAGCCGGGGCGATCAAACAGGGTCGTTGCTGACTGCCCGCGATCCTCAAAGTAGAGACGCTTGTCCAGCTTGAGGTTCAGGCGCGGTGCGGCCTTTTCCAGATCGGCATTCTGTCGCTCGATGGAGCGGTCGTTCTGAACGTCACTGGAATAGCGCGCGTAGATTGCCCCTCTAAGGATCGGGCTTGGCCTTACGAGTTGAAGTTTGGTCACCGGTTTTCCCCTTGCGAAGTGTCTCAAAATCTCGCCTTGCATCCAGCCGCCCCAGCGCACGCGCTAACGCAAGCCATTGCTCCTTGTGGGAGGGGTGGTCGAGGCTTCTCGGATCGGTTGGGTCAGGGTCTGACCTGACTTGCCTCTCACCCATGCAAATCACCTTCACTTTTACGGGTTACCCGTTAATTTCGCAATAACTCAGAATTGGCTTTTAGCCCGTTGATCTTGTTGCCCTATTTCGCAACCTCCAGCCCGGCATAGAAAGCCCGCGCGAACTGGACGCGCACCAGCGCCTCGCGCAGCGCGCTCTCGCAGATCATCATGTCGTCCTCCGCGTAGGTCTCAAAGCCGGGGCGGATCGGCAGCTGCTCGCAATGGCGAGCGACCATCGAGGCCCCGGCGGCGATCAGATCGAGATGCCGGTTCACGTCGCGCCGCCACTGGTCGAGCGGCATCGGCATCAGGCGTGGCCCGATCCATCTTCGGCGAGTTGCTGCCGTATCGCTTCCTGTAACTGGCTGATCCTGTCACCGCGCGCGGCCATCGCCTCATGGCTCGCCGCCAGCCGGTGGATCGCGTTGGCAATCGCCATCATGGCATCGACCACATTGACCGGCACCACGCCGGTTTCGTCGTGGTAGTTAGTCGATGTCAGGGCGGCCTGCACGACATCGCTCAAGGAGGGCGCGGGCTTCGTTGATTGTTTCTTGGTAGTCATGGGTCACCTCGCGGGCGGTGAACTCTTTCGGGTTGAACTCGATCACCGCCAGCACATCCGTGTACTGGCAGTCGGCGATGTCTTTCCTGACCATCTCGGCGCTGGCGCGACCAAGGTCTTGCACTTCGGGGATGAACGGCCCGTCCTTGTGGTCGCAGATCACGATGGTGAAATCGCGATCAAGTCTGAGCGGCATTGGTCTGCTCCATCAGATCGGCGATGGCATCCTGCAGATGAAAGATTTGATCATCGAGCCGGTCGGTGACGGCGACGTGTTCTTCCAGCGCGGCCTTCGCCTTCGCCGCACTCTGCAGCGCGCGTTGTTGGATCACGTCGAGCATCTTGCGCAGCGCCTCGACCTTGTCGGACTGATTGGTCACCAGCCCATCGACGCAGGCGGTGATGGCGTTGCGGTTGTTCTCGCTGTGACGCGATGCCAATCCCTTGCTCTCGCCGATGGCGGCGTCGATCTCGTTCAGTGCCTTGCTGAGTTCTTGCGTGGACCGCAGTGGCGCGTGCTGGATGTTCATGGACAACCCCTCGCTGTGGTGAGACGGCGATAACGGTATTCCTCGTCGCTGGGAACAGCAATGCTGAGTAATTCAGAAAATGCATCACGCTCATTTTGAGCGTCGAAATCGACTTGTGCAGCAAACATCGGCACAAAATGAATTTGATTTTCGCCTCGCGGTTTTGGTGCGCAGCATTGCTCAACTGATGGTTCGGATTTTCTGAGTTCTTGGGGTTGCGGAAATTTTGCGAAGGGATTTAGTTTGCGCTCACACACTCGATTGACGGGGATGTGTTCACATGACAACGCGGCATTTCACCAAAGCACGGGACGTCGTTGACTGGCTCGGCGGTATCGAAGCGGTCTGCGAGATGACCGGGCGTGACCTTAAGACCGTGTATCACTGGATTGGCCGCAGCGGCACGTTCCCGGCACGCTACCACGACATGATGACGAAGGCGCTGAAGAAGCGCGGTTGCACTGCGCCTCCCGCGCTGTGGAACCAAGAAGAAGAAAAAGTCGCCTGATCTAACGAGGCAATCGATGGAAGCCATCCAGCACACGGCACTTGTGCCGGTGAACGGGCACGCGCGTGCCGTTGACCATGACGACGATGATCTGCTCGACCGGGTGCGGCAGTATTTCCGCGAGCATTGCGTTCACACCGCCGACATCAAGACGGCGATCTGCCAGTTCTACTGCGTCGATCTTGCTGAACTGAACGGCGGCATCCGCGCCGCCGAGGTTGCCTATGCCCGGCAGATGTTCTGCTACCTCGCCTACCGCTACACGTTCCTGTCGATGGCATCCGTCGGCAGGAAGGTCGGTCTGGCCGATCACTCCACCGTCCAGCACGCCATTCGCAAGATCGAGAAGCGGATCGCCAAGCACCCGCTGCTGGCCGACGACGTCGATGTCCTGCACCTGAAGATGCTCGAACTGACGCTGATCCGCAGGGGGGTTGGCAGATGCTGAGGCTGGCAAAGACCGAGATCAACACGATGATGCAGCAGCGGCTGACCCGCATGATGCAGGACACGCTGACGCTGTCGAAGCTGTCGAAGCCCGAGATCAGGGCGGTCTATTCCGACATCGAGGCGATCCGCGATGCGCTCTCAGGCCTGCTCGACAAGGTGGATGGCAAATGAAGATCAACCCCGACTTCCTGCGGCAGCAGATCAGGGGCGTGCTGATCGAGCATGATCTCGCCGATGACGATGCGCTGCGCGAGGACATGCTGGAGGGTCTGACCGACATCAAGGAAGTGCTGGCGGCAATCCTGAAGGCGAACAGGGACGACAGCTGGTTGCTGACCGGTGCCGACGTAGCGCTGGCGGAAATAAAAGAGCGCAAGGCGCGGCTCGAACGGCGCGTGGCGTCTCGGCGCGCAATGATCTTGAAGGTCATGCAATGGGCCAGCCTGAAGCGGATCGAGTTGCCAGAAGCCACGCTGTCGCAGCGCGCCGGTCAGCCCAAATTGATTGGCGAGCCTGACGTGTCGCTGCTGCCGGAAGAACTGGTCAAGGTCACGCGCGCACCTGATCGCACCAAAATCCGCGAGGCGTTGCTGCGCGGCGACTTCGTGCCGGAATGCTCGCTGTCGAATGCTGAACCCACGCTCGCCATCCTTCCGAAGTGATGCCTATGAAAACATTCTCGCCTGAACAGATCGACCAGTTGAGTGCGCCGCTGTCGCGCGATGCCGTCAAGACGCGCGAGCAGGGCGGGCGCAACGTCAGCTTTGTCGAGGGGTGGCACGTCATCACCGAATGCAACCGCATCTTCGGGTTCGACGGCTGGTCGAGCGAGACCGTCGAACTGAAGTGCGTCTCGGAGAAGGCGCGAACGGTCGGCAAGCAAGGCGATCCCGGCTGGGGTGTCACCTATATCGCCAAGGTCCGCGTCTCGATTGACGCTCCAGCCCCGGTGCCGGGTCGGCCCCTTGTGCGCGATGGCGTCGGTGCCGGTCACGGCATCGACCGCGATCTCGGTCAGGCGCATGAGAGCGCGATCAAGGAGGCCGAGACCGACGCATTGAAGCGGGCGCTCCGAACCTTTGGCTATACGTTCGGCCTCGCCCTGTACGACAAGACGCAAGCCAACGTCGCCAACCCGGTCGATGAGCAGGAAGCCTCACGGCAGCGCTACATCGCGGCCTGCAAGAAGAAGATCGCCGAGTTCAGTGACGACGACCGCGACGGCATCCTGCGTTGGTGGCACTCCGATCCCGAACGTCAGGCGCGGCGCGACTTCGATCTCAACCCGGCGGAGGTGATCGAACTAAAGGGCCTTGTGACTGCCAAAGCAAAACTGCCACCAACGGGAGCCACATGAGCGACGACCCCAAGGAAATAACTGGCGCGCTCTACTTCTCGGATCATGAGCCGCGCATCTTCGGCCACCTCATCATAGGCAATGCCCACTACGAGATCGCGGGCATCCGCCGCAGCGACTTCAAGACCGACGTCACCGGCAGAAGGGTCAGGCGCAAGACACCGATAGCGCAAACGCAGATGGATATGTTCGATGAGAACTCAGGCCGAAGTGGCGATAGAAAACAAAATCTCCCTTGAGGTTAAGAAGGATGGCTTGACCCAGCGGCAGAACGGCGACTGGGTGTTGCGCTTCACCGCGCAGAACATCGACATGGATCAGGTCATCGTCAACGCGCCGATGGGCACGCGCTTCTTCATGACGCTGAACGAACTGAACGACGACGAGACGCCAACTGATCACAAGGCGATGGCGCGCGACAAGTGGCGCGATCTCGGCCCGACCAAACAGGCAGGCATGCGCTGCGCCGATCCGGTGTTCTGGGCGTGGCTGGAGGAGGAGGGTTATCCACGCGGCAAGCGTCACCCCTGCAGCAGCAACGATGACGCCGCCGAACTTGTGCGCGGCTTCTGCAGCGTCGCCTCGCGCGCCGATCTCGCCAAGCCCGGCTTCAGCGAGCATCGCATCAAGTGGTACGAGATCGACAATGCGTTTCAGGCGTGGAGGGCAAAGGAAAATGCCTGACCTCAGCACCTTCGACAGAGAACGGCGAACGGTCTCGATCCGTTGCGCGATCTGCCGCTGGAAGTTTCGCTGCTCGGTCGAGCAGCTTACCCGTGTGATCTGCCGCACCTGCGAGAGCAATCAGGAGAATGCCCATGCCGTACCAAAGGCCACCTGAACAGCGCCGCCCGCGCGAATACTCGCCGTCGTATCTCGCATGGATACGCGAGCAACCGTGCTGTATTTGCGGGCGACCGAACGTCGAGGCGGCGCACCTGCGCGCCAGTTCACTCGCCAACGGCAAGCCGCCAACGGGGCTGTCTGAAAAAAGCGATGATCGCTGGGCGCTGCCGCTGTGCCGCGACCACCATGTCGAGCAGCATTCGATGAACGAGCGGGAATGGTGGGCCAGTTATCACATCGACCCCGCGAAATTGGCCTTGAAGTATCAGGTCATGATCCGATGATTAAACGTCGCACCGCAACGCTTCGCATCGCTCCGCCTCGCTACGCATCGCGGCGCATCGCTCCGCTTCGCTTCCCTCCGCGCCGCATCACGTCTCTCCGCATCACTTCGCTCGGCAACGCTCCACACCGCATCACGCCGCTTCGCAGCGCCACGCAGCACTCCGCAACGCCACGCTACTCACCACCCCGCAACCTCCTGAAAGGAGAACACCATGAGGAAATGTCGCGTTCACTTTGAGAACTTCCCCGGCTCGCCCTATTCGCAATCGGCGCAGGCCACCTCGCCATTTCTGGATCGCGAGGGCAACGACGACTACGACGAGCGCACATGGCGCGAGAAATGCACCACCAACAGCAAGGGTGAGGTGTGCGTCCCGGCGATGGCCTTCAAGCAGCTGATCGACACCACCGCGCAAAAGCTGGGCGAGAAGGTGCCGGGCCGCAAAGGCTCGACGTTCAAGAACTTCATCGCCAGCGGCACGTTCGTCACCGGCGATGCGCCGATCTCGAACGGCACCGGCAAGCCGCTGACGCCGAAGGATGCCGAGAAGCGCATGATCCACGCCAATGCCGACGGCGTGCGCGGATCGGGCAAGCGCGTCAAGCGGCGCTTTCCGGAGTTTCCGACCTATCACGGCACGGTCGATTTCACGATCATCGATGACATCATCACGCAGGAGGTGTTCGAGCGGCACGTTCGCGCAGGTGGCATGCTGGTCGGCATCGGTCGCTTCCGTCCCGAGAAGGGCGGCACCAACGGTCGTTTCCGCGTCACGAAAGTCGAGTGGGAAAATCTGAATTTATGATCCAGCGCCTCGCAACGCGACACGCCGCACCGCACCGCGACACGTCGCGGCGCAGCGCTTCGTTTCGCCGCGCAACGCCGCGCCTTGCCCCGCATCGCATCGCCACGCCGCTCGCCGCAATACCGCGCAACTCGGCGCACCGCAACACTTCGCCACGCATCGCACCGCCGCTGCCAATCGTCAGCAGCGCACCTCGTCGCTACGCGCCGCCCCGCCGTGCCTCGCAACGCCCCGCAACGCGCCGCAACATCACGCGCCGCCCCGCAACGCATCGCCCCACAACGCTCCACGGCGCAACTCGGCCCGGCGCAACGCAACGCAACGTCTCGCCATCGTCACGAAAACCGCCGCATCGCATTGCACCGCAACGCCCAGCCCCGCTGCGCTACGCCCCACCACGCGCCGCAGCGCTCCGCGTCACGCCACTTCGCCGCGCCCCTGCACCACAACGCCGCGCCCCACACCGCTTCACGTCGCAACGCAGCGCTCGCCATCGTCACGAAACCAGCACGCCGCTCCGCTTCGCTCCACCCCGCTCCACCACGCAACGCTACACACCGCCACACCGCACAGCGCCCCGCAACGCGACGCTCCGCAGCACTGTACCGCGCACCACTGCACGACACCGCGCTCCGCATCGCTCCGCTTCACCCCGCAGCGCAACGCCAACCCCCATGAGGTAACCCCAATGAAAAATCTGTTCGAGCGATCCGCCGAGACCACGCGCATCGTCAACTACCTGCGTTCGATGGAAAAGAACGCGCAGGTCACCTATCAGGAACTATCCGCGCACGTCGGCATCTTGGTCATGGCGCGCACGCCCAAGCTGATCCACGCCCGCCGCATTCTGCAGCGCGATCACAACGCCGTCTGGGTCTGTGTCGCGCCCGGCATCGGCGTGCGCCGCCTCAACGATGTCGAGATCGCCGAACGCCTGCAGCCGTGGTGGATGCGCGGCGCACGCAACAAGCTGAAGCGCGCCGGGCGCGAGATCGAGGTGGTCGATACCGAGAAACTCAACATCGACCAGCTGGCGAAGTTCGGCGTCGATTGCATGCAGCGCGAACTGGCGTTCACGTCGCTGTCGAAGGCGACCGCACGCCGGATGGAACGCATCGCGCGCGGCAACTCGAACGATCTGCCTTCCTTCAACATCGTTGAGTGGGCGATCAACCTGTCACCGCGCCGGGCACCGCCAGAGCGATGAAACCGCGCTATTCGATCTGGGGCCGCGAGTACGGTGCCGACCACGACGTCGAGATCATTTCGGTCGAGAGCAACCCGCAGGCGGTTCTCGACGGGCTGATGCAAAAGACGCTGAAGGTCAAGCACTCGACGCTGCCCGGCGGCAAGACCGGCAAGATCAGGAAGTACACATGGCTGCGGATCGTGGAGAACAAGGCTTAAGCCATGAGCGCTTCGCGGGCAGGCTGATTGCGTCGTCGCCTGCGGTGTTCGCGGTTGGCCTGTGGCTGCATCGCAAGGGCTACTCGGTCGAGATACCGGGCTTGCGCCTCGCGCCGTCGCCAGCGGAGTACGCCGACTACCTCGATGACGGCGACCTGTTCGTGTTCGTCTACTGGCGCTACGACGTGCGCCACCGCTACGAGGTGAGGCATCTGCCGACGACGCACTTCACCTCGCGCCGGGACTGGCCATTCGGCGACCGCATCTTCGTTGACCGGGTGGCGAAGGTGGATCGCGCCGGGGCCGACGTGATCGCCTACGTCACCGTCAGCGACGACCTGAAGGCCATCGCCGTGATCCCGCGCAACACGCGCGAGCACTGGCGCAAGGTCAACGTGTTCAACACCAGCACCAACCGGATGGAGGACACCTACAGCTGTCCGCTGATGTACGCAGACTTCGAGGTGCCGTGATGTACTGGGATCGGGATGTCCGCGAACGGCGATACAGGCAGTCTCAGGCTCGACAGGCAAGGCTCAGTGCTGCCCGCGCGAAGGGAACGCACACCAAGCAAGAGTGGAAAATTCTACACGACCTGTTTGGTCGATGCGTCTGCTGCGGCATATCGTATGACATGCTGGTCGGCGGCACGGCGACAAAAGATCACATCGAGCCCATCGTTGTGGGTGGTTGTGACTGCGTTGGCAATTTGCAGCCGGTCTGTCGTCACTGCAATAGTGAGGGCGTCGGCGATGATTTTCGAGAGGCCACGCTGCCCGGCTGGCAAACCATCTACCTACATCGGCTGGGGGCCTATTTCTGATGGCCGAATTGCCGTTCCTCCCGATCAGGCCGCAGGCCATCTTGGCCGACACGATGCACCTGTCGGCGGAAGAATTTGGCGTCTATTGCCGCCTGCTGTTTGCGATGTGGCTGCAGCGCGGCAGACTGAGCGATGACGACCGTGAACTGGCGCGGATCGCCGGGGTCACGCTCCGACGCTGGCACAAAATCAAGGAAAAGGTCATGCGACCGATGACAGTCGCGGGCGGTCAGGTCTCACAGAAGCGACTGACAGACACATGGATGAACGTACAGGAATTGCGCAAAAAGCGCGCGTTGGCGGCGCACGCCAGATGGAACGGCAGATTGAAACCAAAGCACTAATCCGATGCACATGCATATGCAGATGCAATGCTAACAAAAACAAAAAGAATAATTACTACCTTTACTGCTGTTAGAGACAGCGAGAGTGTCCTGATGCACATGCATTCGCATCTGGCAAAGATGGCTTGGCAACGGGAACTTGACGGCGCACCGCGAAGGCAGCATCCACTGCCGATGCCTCACCACGACGACACCGCAGGACCGACAGCGGAGCGCCTCGCGCACGCTGGCGGGTTCTTCGACATGGTCGGGCACTCGAAATCATCCCGCCGCTTCGTGATGCACGACAGCCCGCTGGCGCGGGCGTGGATGCGTCAAAAAATCTCTCCGGAGGAATACTACTCGCTGCGCCGCTACGCGCACCACTGGGCCGCCGCCGGGCTTGCAGGCGGCCTGCAAAGTGTCGATCTCGACCGGGTGTTCGTGCATGACCCGATGAACATGGGGTTGAGCCGCTCGGAGCGGCAGCAGTACCACCGCGACACCTACGACGCGGCGCGCATCGAGATCGGGCGCAGGCCCGCGTTCGTTGCCGACTATGTCGCCTGCGCTGGCTGCACGCTGATCGAGGTGGGGCTGATGCTGGGCTACCAGAGCGAGGCGCACGGGCGGCGCGCGGCGACCGAGATACTGGGCGAGGCCGGTCACCGGCTGGCGGTATTCTGGAAGGCCAGTTGACAGCGGGTCGTTTCGGGGCGATTTTCTGGTAGTTGCCGTGACTGTGACCAGACAGCACCTTGACGGACAAGTTCCCCTTGCCTTGTCGCGGTGTTACCGACACAGGCCTGCAATGGCAAAAGGCCCAGCTGCGAAGCCGGGCCTTTTGTTTTGGCGCTGGTGCCGCGCCCATGCCCCCATGCCCCCATGTCACGGCATCAGCGCTTTCATGTGCGCAGGTCGCTCGCCGTCTTGCCGGTGTCCTGCATCAGGTGCAGCAGTGCTGCGATGTGCGGCGGCACCGGCCACTGACCGGATGCCCAGCGCTTGACGCTGGCGATGCTGACGCCCGTGATGTTGGCGAACTCGGTCTGGCCCTTCGACATCGTGAAATTGACCGGGTGCTTGGTGGCGAAGCCGAGATCGCGCAGCGCCTTGTTGAACTGATTGCAGGTCATGCGGGCCTCGCGTGTGGTTCGAGCAGCGTGATGATCGCGGCGGCTTCGGCGACAAAGTCGCGGCGCTTGTCCTTGGGCAGATCAACAGCCAGTTCGATGATGCGCCGGGCGGATGCGATGAT